GCAGGCGTAGCCTCCGCGCAGACCGCAGCCGGACTCACTGCCGCCGCTTCCGTACCTAACCGCAAAGTTCTCGAATCGCTTGTCAGCAACGTGCTGATTGAAGGCGCAACGACGAAGGCGTGGTGGGGCAAGATGGCGGGTGACACTGCCTTCCAGTTTGCATCCGCCGTGCGGCAAGGCATCGCGCAAAGCGAAACGCAGAGCCAGATATTCAAACGCGCGAATGACGTTGTCGGGCTGGCTGGGCGCAATTCTGCTGCGCTCGTACACACCAGCGTCATGCAGGTGATGAATGACGCTAATATTGCTACGCTGAAGAGTAACGCTGACATCGCGCCGTCTGTGCGGTGGTTGGCGACACTGGACTCGTCGACCTGCCTTCAGTGCGCCCCGCGTGACGGCCTGACATGGGACACGCTGACGCAAGAGCCTATCGGCCACGACATACCGTACGCCGACCCTCCGCTTCACTTCGGATGCCGATGCAAGCTGGTCGGTGTGACACGGTTGGACAAGTTCGCGCAGGGTCAACGCGCCAGTATGTTTGGCCCAGTTGATCGTAAAGTTACATTCACGCAATTCTTGAAACGACAGACGCCGGAATTTCAAGATGAAGTGTTGGGCAAGGGAAGAGCAGAGCTGTACCGAGCGGGGAAAATAACGCTGCGTGACACGGTGTCAGGGCGTGGTGCTCCGTTGACTTTGAAGCAGCTTGAGCGTAAGTATAAATAACACGAAGTGCCAGCGTGATTATCTGGCGCACTACAAGGAGACGAAAATGCACTACAGAAACGGCAGAGAAGCACAGAACGGTGACAAAATTATTGGCATGTTGAGTGGAAGCATTGATGCCGTTGGAGTACTGCGTGACGCCACTCCCGGCAATGACTACTGCAATGGCTACATTCAGACAGGACGCGCACCGAGCGCGAGTGACCCGCTTGCCTGCATGTGCGATTGCCTGCATGTTGATGACGTGATGGCGATTCTGGCAGAGAAGGGCTTGGACAAGCGGCCTGCTGGCAAGTAACCAGCAATAAATGAACTCCTCCGCGAGGTTGAAATCCCTCGCATACCGCGCCAGCAGCGCATGGAAATTGCGTAGGATGCTGGTCTTTTTGAGCCTAATTTACTGGGTTACTTTCCAAAAAGGCTTGGTATAATTGCCAGCATTAGGCAATTTCGAGGTCTCACCAACACACCAAAGCGAGGTAACAAATGGCGCTGCCGAAGTTCTACGTTTATGTGCATACGCGCAATGACACCGGCAAAGTGTTTTACGTAGGAAAAGGAAGCGGTAGGCGCGCATTTGTACATACAAGGCGCAGCCAGCATTGGAAGAATATAGTAGCGAAACATGGCTACTCCGTAACTGAAATGGCACGGTTTGACCTCGAATGTGATGCATTTAGCGCTGAGATAGCTCTAATCGCAAAACTGCGTAACGATGGTGTGGAATTGGTTAACAGGACGCCTGGCGGAGAGGGAGTAGCAGGTTTAGTGCATAGCGCTGAGACACGAATCGCAATAGGCCTAGCCACCCGTAATATGTCTGAAGAGACACGGCAGAAACGATGCAAATCAATGAAGGCGTACAACGCCAAACTAATACGCGACGGGAAACGCAAAACAATCTCGCAAGAGACGAGGCAGAAAATAAGCGCATCAGTTAAGGCACGTGGTTATGTTCATACTGCGGAAGCGCTCGAAAAGATACGCGCACACGCTACTGGAAAGCATTACGCAAAAGGGTACAGGCACACGGAAAGCACAATCGAAAAGATACGCGAGGCAGGGCGCAGACCTTGCTCAGAAGAAACACGACGTAAGATTTCGGAGTCCCATCTAGCACGAGTTAGAGGTAATGTAGGTACCACACAGGAGAGGTTATAATGGCACTAAATATGGTAGTTGATTCATTGGATGCAGTGGATGAGGCGTATCGTAGTTTGTACGTTGCATCGGGTGGAAAGTTTGCATTAAGCGTTGAAGGCGCAGAAGACAACAGTGCGCTGCGGGTTGAACTGGCGACAGCCAAGCGCGAAGCAGCAGAGCGCCGAATGGCGATCAAGGCGCTGGAAGAAAAGTTCACCGGCATCGACCCTGTAAAGGTCAAAGAAATGCTGGCAAAGCTCGATCAGGACGGCGAACAAGCATTGATTGCTGCCGGAAAGATTGATGAAGTAATACAACGGCGCAGCGAAAAGCTCCGTGCAGACTTGCAACGTCAGATTGACGAAGCGAACGGTAAGGCGAAGAACGCCGAAGAGCGCGTGAGCAAGTACAGCCAGCGGGTACTGGATGACCGGATTCGTGATGCTGTAATGGGCAAGGTTCATGTCCATGCAATAAAGTCAGGCGACGTATTGCGTGCAGCGCGCGAGATATTCACGCTGGATGAAAGCGGTAATGCGGTACAGCTTGGCGAAGATGGTAAGCCTGTACTAGGCAAGGATGGCAAGACGCCGTTCAGCCCTGCCGAATGGATTGAAAGCATGGCTGAAGTCGCTCCGCACTGGTTCCCGTCTGATTCAAGCGGCGGCGGTGCAGGTGGTAGCAAGAACAACGCAGGCGGTGGTAAGACGATGAAGCGCAGCGCGTTTAATGCCCTGCCAGCACGCGATCAGGCCGCAGCAGCAAAACAGTATCAGATTGTGGATTAAAGGTTTTGGTGAAACTGCCGACGCGGTAAAACGCGGACTGCAAAGGGAATACCGAACCGCTACGGCAGCGGTCTATGGCAGAATCGCCTAGCTCCCAATGCAGCCAAATTAAATAGGCAGCACAGGTTTCAGACGCAGCAAACAGGTACGGAGCATTGATGCTCATGGGTACGTGTCCGAGATGGACGTTAGGCAATTTCTTTCGTTCAACTTTTATAAGGACACTACATCATGGCATCTGCAAATACGCTTACCAACCTCATCCCCACACTTTACGCCGCCGCCGACGTTGTCAGCCGCGAGCTGGTCGGCTTCATCCCTGCCGTCACCCGCGACAGCCGCATCGACCGCGTAGCTCTCAATCAAACTGTCAATGTTCCTGTTGTCGGCGCGATCACTCCTGCTTCCATCACTCCCGGCGCGTATGCCCCTGACACTGGCGGTGCTGCTCCCGGCAATGTGGCTGTGACCATCAGTAACCAATATCAGTCACCCATCATGTGGACTGGCGATGAGCAAATCGCCACCAGCGAAACAGGCATCTACGACAACGTAGTGACCCAGCGTTTTGCACAAGGTATGCGTGCCATCGTGAACTTGGTCGAGGCTGACCTCGCAGCGCTGCACGTCAACGCTTCCCGCGCCTACGGCACGTACAATGTGCAGCCATTCGGCACTGCTGCCGACCTGTCCGACATGGCGCAGATGATCAAGATTCTGGAAGACAACGGCGCACCACAGACCGACCTGCGTGCTGTGCTGAGTTCCAGTGCAATCGCCAACATTCGTGGCAAGCAGTCTGTGCTGTTCAAGGCCAACGAAGCTGGCACTGACGCGATGCTGCGTCGTGGCATAATTGGTGACATTCTGGGTGTAGGCATCGGTGCATCGGCTCAGGTCAAGCAGGCCGTGACAGCCGGTACGAACAACGGCTCGGCACAGACCAACGCCGCTGGTTATGCTGTCGGTGCTGTGACCATCACGCTGGATTCTGCTGGCACAGGCTCCATCCTCGCAGGCGATATCATCACCTTCGCTGGTGACACCAACAAGTATGTGGTGAAGACAGGCGACACCGATGTGTCTGGCGGTGGCACGATCGTCCTGCAAGAACCTGGCCTGCGCCAAGCAATCCCAGCATCGGCAACTGTCATCACCACCGTGGCTGCAACCGACCGCAACATGGTGTTCAGCAAGTCGGCGATCGTGCTGGCAACTCGCAGCCCGTACATGCCTGAAGGCGGTGACGAAGCGGATGACGTGATGGAGATCGTTGACCCAGTTTCTGGTCTGGCGTTCCAGATTGCGATGTATAGGCAATACAGGCAAGTCCACTTTGAGTGTGCACTTGCGTGGGGATGCAAAATGATTGCTCCTCGCCATACAGCGCTACTTATAGGTTGATGCTGTCTATATTAAGGGTATAATAGCAGGGCGGGTTAAAGTTGATCCGCCCTACTATGAAAGCCAATCATGGACTACGTAAAGCACTACTCAGCATTGATTCAAAGGGCGCGTACCAGAACATTGGATGCGACAAAAGAGGAACATCATGTAATCCCTCGCTGCCTTGGCGGCAAAGATTGCAAAAAGAATTTAGTGGCTTTAACGCCCGAGGAGCATTACACCGCGCACCTGCTGTTGGTGCGCATGTTTCCGAAGGTGCCAGGGTTGGTTCTGGCGGCTGTACTGATGTCACGCGACAACCGCACTGGTAATCGTGTAAATAACAAGATGTACGGGTGGTTGAGACGACGCGCCGCAGAGGCCGCAACACTCCTGTCGACAGGCAGGCAAGTAAGCGCCGAAACAAGAGCAAAGCTGCGCGAGGCAATGAAGTCCAGCGCAAGGTTTGCGGAAGCAGTAGAGGCGATGCGTGGCGTTGAGCGCACAAAGGCGGTTAAGCAAAAACTGTCAGATTCACACAAGGCAAGTGAAGCAGCAAAAGTGGCGCGGGCAAAAGTAAGCGAGGGGAGAATCGGGACGAAACATTCCGAAGAGACAAAGCAGCAAATGAGTGAGGAGCGAAAGGGACGGAAGCATACCCCTGAACAGCGCGCAAAGATCAGCGCAGCATTGAAGGGAAAGCCGAAGTCAGCGGAGCATGTGGCGAAGGTGGCAGCGGCGCTAACCGGAAAAGTTGGAACAAGGCTCGGCGCGAAATTGAGCGAAGAGACAAAACAGAAAATGAGCATTGCTGCCGCCGGGCGCAAGATGAAGCCAGAGGATATAGCGAAAATGGTCAACAATAAAACACCAGAGCAACGCCGTGCCGGAGCACTAAAGGCATGGGAAACAAAACG